AAGCTAACACGACAATTCGTGGATGAAGTCGCTGATATTTTAGGGATCCCTTCTACAATCTTGCATGGTGAATTAGCAGATTTAGAAAGTGCGCAAACAGTATTGAATAAATATTGTTTGAAGTCATTAAATAAAAAAATTGAAGATGAGTTAAACGCTAAAATCATTGATAAAACTGAATTTGTTAATGGGACTGAAATCAAAGTTGTAGGCGTGGACAAAAAAGATATTTTCGATCTGGCTGATGCGGTAGATAAATTAATTTCAAGTGGCGGATTCAATCGAAATGAGATTCGAAAAGAAGTCGATTATGAAAGTATTGATGGTGGCGACGAGTTTTACATCACCAAAAACTATGAGAAGGCAGCGAAAGGAGGGGAGGAAGTAAATGACGAAACTGGAAATTAAAGGAACGATTATTTCGAACAATCAAAAATGGATCTACGATTTGTTCGAAATGGATAGCACCGCACCGCGTGACATTGTTTTACCCGAAACCAATGAACCATTAGAAATTGTGATTAATTCGGGTGGAGGAGATGTCTATGCTGGAAGTGAGATATACACGGCTTTGCGTGCATATCAAGGTGAAGTGACAGTGAAAATTGTAGGGATTGCAGCTAGTGCGGCAAGCGTTATTGCGATGGCTGGTAGTTCAATTGAAATTAGTCCAACCGCCCAAATTATGATTCACAATGTTTCTAGTGGTGCAAGCGGTGATCACAGAGCGTTGGCTCATGAAGCAGAAGTCTTAAAGAACTATAATTTGTCGATCGCGAATGCTTATATCGGTAAAACGGGTCTTGAAAAAGAAAACTTACTTGAACTAATGAATCATGAAACCTGGTTGACAGCAGAACAAGCAGTAGAGAAAGGATTTGCGGACAAAGTAATGTTTCAAAATGAAGAAGCACCTTTACTAGTCGCAAGTGTCTCGCCGGTTATTCCGCCAGACGCGATTTCAAAATTGGCAGAAAAGTTAAAACCGCAGTTTGATTTAGATGAATTGGCAAATAAAGTAGCAGAAAAACTAAATACTAAAAAACAAGAATCGATTGAACCAGAAAATGCTGGTTTGAAACGGTTCTTTTTTTAATACAAAAAATAAGGAGGTCATACTGAATGACTATGAAACTATCAAACGAATTCAAAACAATTCGTGACAACTTCTTAGCTGCTGTTAATAATAACGAGCCAGCTGAAAAACAAAATGAACTATACGGTGCAATGCTCGATGAATTGCTGAACGAAGCAAAAAAACAAGCGCGTGCTGAGGCAGAAGGATTAATTGCTGAAAATCCGGCAGATGCGAAATTATCTGCTCGTGAGCGTAAATTTTTTAATGCTATCAGCACGGACGTCGGTTATAAAGAAGAAAAATTGTTGCCGCAAGAAACCATTGATCGAATCTTTGAGAACTTAACTACTGCCCATTCACTATTAGCTGAAATCGGTTTAGTAAACGCAGGGCTACGATTGAAATTCTTGAAATCTGAAACAAGTGGTGTTGCTGTATGGGGAAAAATCTTCGGCGAGATCAAAGGTCAGTTAGATGCAGCGTTCAGTGAAGAAGAAGCAATTCAAAGCAAATTGACGGCGTTTGTAGTTGTTCCTAAGGATTTGAAAGACTTCGGACCAGCTTGGATTGAATCATTTGTGGCTACTCAAATTGATGAAGCTTTTGCAGTGGCTTTAGAGGCTGCTTTTTTATCAGGAGATGGAAATGACAAGCCGATTGGTTTAAATCGTCAAGTTCAAGAAGGTGTAGCCATTACTGGTGGTGTTTATCCAGAAAAAACTTCAATGGGCGATTTAACATTTGCTGATTCAGCAACGACCGTTAAAGAACTAACGAATGTTTACAAACATCATTCAACTGACGAAAAAGGTCATGCAGTTGCTGTAGATGGAAAAGTTGTCATGGTAGTTAATCCTAGTGATGCTTGGGATGTCAAACGTCAATATACTTCATTAAATGCGCAAGGAGTATATGTAACTGCGTTACCTTACAATTTGAAAATTGTTGAATCATTAGCGCAAGCAACTGAAAAAGTTTTAACGTTCGTAAACGGCCGATACGATGCATATATTGGCGGGGGCATTACTTTACGTAAATACGATCAAACATTAGCGATTGAAGACATGGATTTATACACTGCTAAACAGTTTGCTTATGGGAAAGCTAAAGATGATAAGGCTGCTGCAGTTTGGGGATTAAAAGTATCCGAGGGAAAATAGAGGCCCCCGCAGTTATTAATGTTGAACCGACAAGTGACGGAGCAACAATTGCACTGCGATAGAAAGGGGCGTTTCTATTGGATGAGAAATTGCTAAAAGATTTCAAATCGCGGATGAGAATCTTTCATACTGCTGACGATGAAAACTTAGAAAATATTTTGAAAAGTTCAAAAGTAGCTGTTAAGCGATGGTGTGGGACTGACAATGTTTCAAATCCTGAAATTCGCGAACTCGTGATTGAACGCAGCCGATATGTCTACAATGATTCGTTAGAATTTTTCAATGATAACTTTCAATCGGAATTAATGGCTGTCTCTTTAGCAAATTATGAAGAGGGAGCTGATGGCGAAGATGAAGTACCAGAAACCCAAAGTCAATAACGGCGCTATGAGAACACCTGTTGAATTTTTTCAATATCGACCTCATAAAGGCCCTGAGCCAGGCGAGCAAGAGAAGCAGACCATTTTTAATTGTTTCGCTGAGATTTATAACCCCTCAATGAAAGACTTGGAAATTTTGAACTCAAAGACGACTAAACAAGCAGTAACTCTCACGATTAGAGATCCGCAAACTGACTACATTGTTTCAAACAAGCATTATGTAGAGGTTATGGATAGGAGATATTCAGGCATTCGTTGGAACATCGTTGACGTTCGAAATGATTTCACTGACAACCGATTCATCACGATTTTGTTAGCGGTGTATGACGATGAATAATGTTGATTTTAAAGGTGTAAATGAAACGCTACGTGAGATGGAAAAACGTTTAGGGTCCACTAAAACACGAAAAATTGCTCGTGAAGCGGTTGACGAAGGGGCTTCTGATGTTGAGGAACAAATGAAATGGGCAATGATGTCTTTTAAAGACACTGGCGCTACTATCGATGAAGTCGTCAAAAAGAAAGCAACGTACCGCAATGAAAACACCGAAGCTGAAATTGGCTGGAACGGTCCAAAACAGCGGTATCGAATTATCCATTTGAACGAGTGGGGATACACCAGAAATGGTCGTCAAATAAAGCCGCGTGGATTTGGAGTAATAACAAAATCACTGAAATCATCTGAAAAAATTTACTTTAATACAGTAGCTAGGGAGTTGAGGAATAAGTTATGAAAGATATGTTGATGACAATTTATGAGGCACTATGCTCAAACTCTTATATCCACGATATGACTTACAACTCTGATTCAGAAGAGTACAGGATTAAGTTTTACGAGCAACCTGAAACGGCTGACAAAACAGGTGCGTTTATCACAATTCGACCTGCAGATGTACCGAACGAAGCATTCCACGGGAGCGATAAAGAGCTTTCTATCGAACACCTGATACAAATTGATGTGGAGTCAAAATACAGAGCGACATGCAAACAAATGCAGTATGAAATTAAAAAAGAGATGAAGAAGCTTGGTTTTGGCCAAGTGAGCGGCCAAGGTTTAGACGAATATTTCTCGGAGACTAGACGTTATGTAGACGCTCGACGATATGACGGGAATACACGAATTTACGATACACAATATTAAAACAGAATAACAGGAATTAAGACACGAAAACTCGTGTCTTTTTTTGTTGTCAAAATTAGGAGGAAATAAATTATGACTTTAGTCGGATTTAAAAAAATGACAATCGGAATTTTTGATAAGGACGGTAAAATTCCAACAGCTAATCAATTTGTTATTGAAGGTAAACAAGATAAAGGGGCCACTGTATCCGCTGAAATTAGCGGCCTATCAAAAGAAGCTACAAAGGTATATGGATCAAATATTGCTTACTATATCTCGCAAAAAGGAACAGGGGACATTTCTGCAACGTTTGGATTGTTAGATTTGCCAGAAGATCTAAATGACAAGATTCTTGGTTACAAAACTGATGCAAACAAGATCAGCTTTCTTGGCGAAGACACGGAGCCGCCATATTGCGCATTGCTTATGGAGTCAGAAGATCTCGGTGGGGATACAGCTATGTTGACAATCTTTAAAGGTAAGTTTAGTCGTGAAGCTATCAATTTGAATACTACAACAAATGAAGCCTTTGAACCTGAAGCAGAGGAGTATGTATTTTCTGCAATTGCCAATGATGCTGATGGCGATGCAAAGGGGCAATCGGTTGCTAAATATGTTGGAGATGAAGAGGCGTCAATTACAGCAATGCGCACAATGGCTTTTCCAGCGGGGGAGTAACAAGCCCAGTCGTTGGGACAGTTACCCCGACGACGACAGGGGCAACAATCGCATTAAGTTAGGAGAATGAGTGTGGTAGATACATTTAGAATTTATAAAAAAGATGGAACAAAAGTAGTGGAGGGCACAAGCCCTCTTTCTATCACTGGTATTGCAGCAAATACACAAGTAGCAAAGGGAGACTATCAAGCAACTCGGTTGGTTAATGATGTTGAATCAATGAAAGTTGATATCCCAGCATTTAAGACATTGCCCGAACAAGAGCCGGAAACACCTAGCTTTGATCCTGAAGGAGATGTAAAGCCAACAAATGCGAATACCGTTGAAGAAATAAAAGCATGGTTGACAGCACATGGTATTGATTACACCGGAAAGACACTTAAATCAGATTTGCTTGCATTAGTACCAGCGTAGGTTTTTAGAGGACTGTAGTAGTCCTCTTTTTTATTTGAAAATATTAGGAGGAAATTATAGATGGCACAAGTTCGAATTGAATTAAAAAATAAAAAAGGCAAAAAAGAAGTCTTTGAGAAATTAGAAACAACCGGGAAAGACTATCGTTTAGCTTTGCAAACAATTAAAAAATTAAATGCAGAAAAAATCATGCTGTGGGATCAGTTAGATATTTATTTAGCTTTTGCAGTGGAAATTTTCAAAGCAGACAAATTGACTACAGATCAGATTTTGGAAGGATTACCTTCTGAAAAAACTCGGGAAACTTTGGATGATTTATTAGTGCAAGTAATGGGAATTGAAGATAATCCTGATCCAGATGCAAAAAAGTAACTCCGGAAGAGGCCGAAGAAATGTATCTGGAATTGTGCCGAGAATTAACTAAACAGGGATGGTCTCTCTCTGATATTGAAAATAATTCTTTTGACACGTTAATTGAAATTGCTTGTGTAAGACCGAAAAAAGAAAAATCAAAAGAAGTCGACCTAAAAGACTTCGTCAAATCTATTTAGGAAAGGAGGAAAATTATGGCAAACGGGAAACCGTTAGGTAATATGAAGGTTATCTTAGACCTAGACAGTTCTGCCTTTTCAAAAGGACTTGATGGAGCAAAAAAAAGTGTTGCGTACAATATGAAAGCCATGCAATCACAGATGAAAGTAATGAATTCATCGGGTGATAAATTGGGCGCTTTGCAAACAAAATACGACGGACTTAGCAAAACGCTTAGCTCT